AGTCATGGACTTGATCTTCCGTAGCTCCGTACCTATACTCCACTTCTGCCATAGCATGTGCCACTCTACCAAACATGCCTTCAGCATCTTCAGTAGGTATACCGTGTTCATCTTTTAGATAATACCGTTTTTCTAAAATCTTTAACGCATTATCAGTGATATTCCATACAGCTGCTTTCACTTTTTCTCACTTCACTTTTTACAAAATAAAAACGGCTCCGGTGCCTCAGATGAAAACCGGAAGCCGTTCATTAACAAGACCTATAAGTTATTTGCCATCATGGAGACACACGTAATTCGCCCCATTTAGCTACCATTAAAGCATCGACAGCATCTTGTGATAGCTTACTGATGTCTTTGCCTAAAATTTTAATAGCCATCGCCTTTACCTTATCCTTATCCGCCCCGCCATCCCCAATAACATCCTTTTTCCATGTTTTCACATTAACGGTAAAGACTTCCATGTCATGTTCCATAAATACAACACGACACATAGCTAATACATGAACTAACTTAATCAGGGTCTGACGATTCTGAACTAGAGGAATATCCTCAATACAAACCAAGTCATCTGGCGAGACATTTAAGGCTACCCACGGAAGAAGTTGTGTGTATAATTCCTTAAGTCTTGCTTCCCATGACTTTAATTTAGAGGTCAACTCTACCACATTATAGCCATCTAAGGAAAGAGTTGCGATGGCAATTTTAGAAGTACTGACATCTAGTCCTAAAATACTCATATTTTGAAACGTTCTTGTCCACGCCGCGTAACTACACGACTAATAGTCTCAAACTGTGAATCATAAAGACTTAAACGACCTTTCAATAGCCTCAATTCACCATTAAGTCCAATAGTACGAACTTTAAGCTGTTGTAGTTGTTCATCTTCCGCAAGAGCTTGGCCTCTTAAAGAGTCCTTAAGAAGACGTTTCTCCGATGCTTGTTCTAAAATGGCAATTTTAGCTGATAAAAGCAAGTCATACCCTTCAGAAAGAACGGAATGCTCTCCATCTAAACGAGACATCTGATAACTTAGGTAGCTTCGCCATGCCCCTAAGAATAAAAGCCAACTATCTATCTCAACATCTGTTAAACGGTCTGCATTAATAGGAAAAGTGTAATTATGGTTACCTTCAGGCCGCTCAGGTACTGGGTACTGAATATCAATATTATGTAATTCAGCTGCTTTATTTAAAAATGTAGATACTTTAACCACGTTAAATTCCTTTTATAAAATAATCTTTTTCACAAGTAGCTTTATAATTACACCAATCATGCTTCCATTCAGGTTGATATGGAAAATGGTCACCACTATCTAGATATTCTTGTACTTGTTTAAACTTCTCTAAAGTAGTTGAAATAATAGATTCATTACGTTCTGTTTCACAGATGATATATTGTTGGTTATTTTTATTAATATAGAAAATAATGCCTTCATCAATACCGGTCATCAACGAATACAAATTCCACTGAATCAAATGATCATGTTTAGGAAGATAGTCCGCAAATTTAGGATTCTTTGGTTCAGCCATACTTTTCAGCTCTAAAAGAATCTCTTTATCATCGGATGGTCGTTTAATGATGGCATCATAGAACCCTCTGATAGGTGGATCATCATAAGTAATTTCTTGTTCAGACGATACCATTAGTCCAGTTTCTATCAACTTCTTCTCTATGAATTCATGGAACACCGAACCAATACCCATACGGCGAAGATTCTGCGAAGCTATAGGGTCTTGTTCATACCCTAACATGTAGTAATACAGTGCTCGTGGACATAAATGTGCTTGTGACGGACTAAAATTAGTCCGTTTATATGAAGGTCGTTGTTGAGTTAGGTCATATTTATCAAAAGCTGATTCTATCCAATGTTTTTCTCTATCTTTAAGTACTTGACTAAGTTTAGGCATTTATTTGCTCCTGTGCATATTTCAATAAACTATTAATAAATTCTTCTTTAAAAGAAACTTTAACCACTTTTAACGGGTATCTCCATATTTCAATATTATAATTAGTACAAATGTACTCGTCTCTACGAGCATCTCTTCGTTTCATGTGGTAAGGGCCATCAATCTCTAACGCCAATAATAAGTCAGGAATATAGATGTCTACTACATATGGTTCAAAATCCTGTTCTAAGATGCTACCAAATCCAGCCTCTCTGACCCATTCGGCCATCTTAAACTGTTCTGGTGTATCTTTTTTACTAGGCTCTGGCCTCATTTACCTATACGACGCATAGTAGGGTTATTGGTGTCCCAACTAGAAGTACCACTTCCGCCAGCACGGTCAGTAGCGCGAGTATTGTTAAGTAGCCGTTCTGCTAGTATGTCAACATCACCAGCATCGTCTGCGTGAAGTAACGTATTTTCTTGTGCTGGAAGCTCTTCCTGTCCAATGGCACGGTCTGGTTCATCCATAAAATCTAACGATTCCATTACCTCTGGCTTCATCCGACGCTTCTTTGGCTTTTTAGCAGGCTTCTTAAGACCTTCACTAATCTCTGCAGTCATTTCCGCATATATCGCCCTAGCATCTTCACGTAATTTATTAGAAAATTTCTCTGCTATTTCTGAAGCTAGGTCTTCATCAATATGATATACGCCTTCAAGCATGCTGCCAAAACTTCTAAGAATACTATCTAAATCACTAGCTAATGTGCCCACGGAAGATTGTGTAGTCATTATGCTTTACTCCTTATTTCCTCTTCAATAGATGTACGTAATCCTTCTTCATCTTTCATTAATTGTAAGAATTTGTCTTTACCCAATGCTTTATGTAAAACCTCACCAGTTTCTTTATCAGGGTAAGCATATTGAGGCCCACTACGAACAACGATTCCTAAATCTGATGCCATCATGAACGCTTCATAGATAGGATCAGGTAAACCTGTATAGTAAAAAGGCACACTAGAAGTTAATAGAGGCGTATGAGTCTTATTCTTCTCAGCCTTCATTTCTATAAAGAATCCTTGAGGACTCTTTTGGTCTCCAATGGTTTCGCCTTTTTTAACACGCACCATGATACGTGAGAAAAATTCCTGTCCCTTACCACCAGGAAGAGCATCACGAGTAATATACCCGCCTATGCCAGCCCTGATTTGGTTGATTAATATTACAGCTGTTTTAGAATTTACTGGAGCCAGTTTTCTAAACAACTGATTCATCAATCTAGCCTGCAACCCTATAGATAAGTGATCCATGCCTTCCTTTGCCTCTGCCGTGGGCAATAAGGCTGCTATAGAGTCTAAAACTACAATATCCACACCTTCCTCACATAACTTAAGCAAAACGTCTAAGGCGACTTCCCCAGTATTAGGACGAGATACTATTAAATCATGCGTATTAATGCCCACATTAGCTGACCATTCTGGGTCATACGAAAACTCTGCATCAATAAAACCACAGGTATACCCCAAACTTTGTGCATGAGCAATAATACGTTGACTTATATAAGTCTTACCCGATGACTGGTATCCAAACAATTCTGTGACAGCTTGTCTGGGAACACCCCCACCTAACATAGTATCCAATGCTGGCATACCTGTAGGTATACGAAGGGTATCTAACGCATCATCATCCCCTACAACTAAATTAGTCTTTAATTCTTTATTAATACTACTAACTATTCTATCTATATCAGTCATGAACCAAATCTCCCCATGATACTGCCGACCTCTGTAAGTCCACTTTAAGTGGAATCTCTGAGGACATATTAAAATCTTGCATAATAGTTTTTAATTCTTCGCCATGCGTTTCATCTATGTTATCAAATAGAATTTGATCATGTACGGTGTTCCTTATTTTACCACCAACACTATCAACATATTTAGCCGTCTTCAACAAGGCAATTTTTAAAATATCCCCTGCTGAACCTTGTACTACATAGTTTCCTGCCGTAAAAGTCTTATCAGGGTTCACAGGCAGTTTACGTCCGAATAAAGTTCGAACATAACCATTACGTTCCGCTTCTTTCTGTAGAGACCTAGACTTAGAACGGAGTTGCGGAAAACTTGAATGAAAGTAATTAAGCACTTTATCAGCTTGAATCTTAGTCATTTCTAATTTGTCTTGAATACCTTCACTACCGGAACCATAAATCACACTAAAATTTAGGTGCTTACCAATTTGACGTTCTTTAGGAGTAACATCCGCTATCTCTTTACTTAAAACCATAGCCGCTGTATAGCTATGCATATCTGCATCTTCTTTAAATGCTTGAATCATATTACGTTGCCCTGAAATATCGGCTGCAATACGTAATTCTACTTGAGAATAGTCAAAATCATAAAATTCATTATCAGGAATAAATATCCGCCTGATTTTATCGTCTTTAGGAATATTCTGAAGATTCGGCCCACTACTACTAAACCGACCAGTACGAGCACCTGTAGCATTCCAATGAGGATGGACTCTACCACCATACAAATCTTTATACGGCTCTAGATAAGTACTAGCCAATTTACCAAGACTACGCCACCGTAGAACTAACTTAGCAACTTTAGTACCAACAGGATGTTGAATCTTCTCCAATGACTTTTCATTAACACTACGTTGTCCAGTCTCTGTTTCAGCAGGAGGAGTAATTCGTAGACGGTCATAGAAATATTCTTGAAGTTGCTTAGTGGAAGCGATTTCCACAGGTTTACCAATAATGTCATAAATAGAATCTTGAATAACTCGTTGTTCCACACGGAATTCTTTTAAAAGTTGATTAATATATTCAATATCAACACGAAGCCCTTCTTGCTCCATTTTCACAATAATTGGTATTAACTTATGCTCAACTTTAAATAAAAATTGACAATCAGCCATCACATCATCGATGTACAAGTGTGCCAAAGCTTTAGTTAAAACAGTATCTAATACTGCATATGGATCCATAAATTCTGCAGGAACTTGATGATAGCCTTTTAAACGATACTGCTTCATATACTCTTTAATAGTATCTTCCGCAGCACCAGCAGCAGGGCCAAACTCTGCTTCACCTAAATCCTTTAACCCATGAGACTCTGCAGGATTCTTGAGATACGCCAATCGAAGCGTATCTAGTATATTTATCGGCATATCTGTACCATATGTTTCTCTCATCATATGCAAATCAAATTCTGCATTGTGAAAAACATAGGTCTTATGCTCTGCAGCAAATAACGCTTTCAGTAATGTACCGATATTATTAGTACCATAATCGGTATTACGGATAAAAATCCCTTTATCATCCCACGCTAACGATACCCCAAATGCCTGGTCAGTAGTC